AGGACTTTGGACAGTCCCGACACTTTCTATGACTCAACCAACTTTGAAAGCACACAGCAAGCGCACAGAACCCCGCCCAGACTCGGCGTGGATGTTCGACACGATGCAGAGCGCCAGCAGCCACACCGGGACGCCCATAAGCCTGCTAAAAGCCAGCAAGGCCGCGGGATGCCGGGCGTTTAAATTGGGCAACCGGCTGGACTATTTGGAATTTCTGCGCTGGTATTTTAAAAAAGACGTAGTGGAAACCGGCCTGCCTGACGGATTTGCATCCTGGCGGGAAGTTCTGGAATCCGAAAAAGCCAAGCGCGAAACGATTAAACGACAGCAGGACGAGAAGAGCGTAATGACCACAGCCGACGCCTGCCGCCAAGCTGCGGAAGCGATGGCTTTAACCTTTGCCGAACTGGAGCGCCGAGACCGAGAGCTTCCACCGGCGCTGGCTGGACTGCCCGCGGTTGAAATATTTAAGCGAATGAACGCCGACACCGAGAGCATGAGAAAGACCTTAAAGGATAAGTTCCAATCCGTCGGCCAATGAATATTCTGTCCAACGCCGTCCCCGATGCACCGCCATTTGATATTATTGGCTGGGCCGAATCGGCGTTGAAGGTGGACGGACACAGTTTTATTGCAGCCAGAACCCCGCAGCTTATCGAACCCATCCGGGCGATGGCCGACCCAGTCGTCCGCATCGGCACCCTCATCAAACCCGTCCAGGTGGGCGGCAGCACCGCGGGCGAGGTGGTCTGCAATTACTGGGCCGCGTTCGGTTCAGGATTGATTCAGTATAATTGGCAGGACGACCAAGCCGCGGAGAAGCGCTGGCATGAAAGAATATTCCCGTCGCTCGAATCCAACAAGGACATCAAGCGCACCGGCCACAGATTTGAAGAACTAATTTGCGCCGCGAGATATGTCAATGCAACGGTCCGAGTTCAGGGCGTGTTCATGGAAAGCGCGTTGGATTCCGATACGGTCCCACTCCAGATAAACGAAGAGGTCCACCTTTGGAAGCCGGGATTCCTTGGCAAGGCCCGCCGCCGCCAGACGCAGGTCTGGAACGCAAAAGCATTTGATATTAGCAACGCCAGCAACGCCGGCGACCAGTTGCAATCATCCTACGAGGACGGAACGATGGAGGAATGGGAAGTCCTTTGCCCTAAATGCTCCCAATACCACGCGATGCACTTCCGATTCAACCCAAACAAGCCCGAGCTGGGCGGTCTGCGGTGGAGTTCGGATGGCTGCAAGATGGAAAATGGGCGGTTTAATTATAACAAGCTGGAGCAAACCATTAGATACCAGATGCCCTGTGGACATGAAATTAAAGATATCGCCAGCGAGCGCAGGACAATGCCGGGCCGATACAGCCAGCCACAGAACGAAGGCGCTCACATTTCGCACCGCAGTTGGAATTTCGAAGCGGTTTCCTGCGACGCAATCCGTTGGCTATCGCTGATTCAGGAATGGCATAGCAGCATCCGGGCGTTAAAGACCGGCGACAACGAGCCAATGCGGCGGTTTGTTACCGAGCGCGAGTGTAAATTCTATTCTGAAGAATCCATTCCGTTCAAAGGTTCCATCATCGTCAATACCGCAATCAAAAAAGACCGGGACGGATTGCCTGGACGCGCGGCTCGGTTATGGGCGGCGGATTGGCAGCAGGGATACAAGGCAAAGGGCCAGCTGACCCATTACTGGCTGGTGATTGAAGACGTCATGGAAAATATGAATTCCCAGATTGTTTTTGAGGGAATGGTGGCTACCGATTCCGAGTTAATTGCTACGCTAGATGCGCTTGATTGCCCAAGGTCGGCGGGCGTTGTTGACGCGTCAAAAAATCAAAAGCAAATCCTGTCTTTTTGTTATCGGGAAAACCTAAATGCAGTAACGGGCGTTCAATCTCACAAGGGTTCTTTTAGGCACAAGGACGGAAGCAATCATTTTTATTCGGAAGAAAAATTAATTCATTTGGAATTAAATATGCCGCCGGTTCACAATTACATTGGGACCCGAGAAGGCATGGTTCCAGCAGCAGCTGAACCAGTCATTTGGGCATATAATAAAGCTGGCCTATTAAACAATCACTTTTTTATTCGTGACATGAAGGCCAACGTGATTAAAAATAATCCCAAGGCAACCAAGGACGATTACTTTGAGCGAATGATTCCAGGCGATGTTTCTGAAGATTTTATTCAACAAAATGAAAGCTGGGAACGGGTTGTAAACCGCCAAGCAAAGACCAATGACGAAGTAGAAGGATTCCGCAAGGTCCGAAGCGATGACCATCTTTTCATGTGCCTATGCTATTTGGACCTGCTTAAGGAGCAGTCGGGATTACTCGGCGACCAGTTGGCAAGGATGGGAATAGCACCAGAAAAAATATGAGCGAGACAAAGTATTATTTCACGAAGAAAGACCTGGCTGCGGCAATGGGCAGGACGGCTCGGTTCGTTCGGTTCATGGAGTTGGGCGGATTCATCCTGCCCGCATCAATGGACGATGCGGTTCATTTCATCCGGGAAAACCCGTTCCCGTCCAGATTCTACAAAAGAAAGCCGACAAAATAGGCGCGGTTCTGTTTTGTTCCAATGGGTTTTGATTTGTTCGCATTGTGCTTTTTACATTCCGTGTGAAAATGACAATGCTTGATTAGGATTCAGTCTGAAATTAAACGCGCCTACCTTCGGCAGATTGCCGAGGGCGCAAAGACGTCGGCGGTTACTCTCAAGGCGGCGCTCATCGCGGTGCAGGCTTCCATCATCAACGACACCTTTAAGAAAGGCCGCATTGTTGTCGCCACGTCGGGCAATGGCCAATCGGTTTCATTTACTCTCGGTGCAGCTGGCTTCACGCAAGACGTGGTGGCTGGCATGACCGAGGAATTTATCAACGTGCTGGACGATACTGTCGCCCAGGGATACGCCACAAACGGCACAGGCGAGTCAGAAATAGATGCGCTTTTTTCTGCCATGACTAACGACGACCGGCTGCGCGGCGTGTCGTCTCAACTCGGCGACTTTACGGGACTGCGCTTTCAGTCCGCCATACGATGAGCCAGCCCAAACCCAATCTGATTACCCGAGCCGCGATGAAGCTGCCCTTTATCGGCGGTTACATTACCCGCGCCGTCCAGAACCGATACGAAGCCGCTATCCAATGGTTTGGGGACCGCTCTTTCCTGCTCCAGACTTTGCAGGATGCGCGGTTCGACATTGACACGATGACGCGGATGGAGCTGCAACGAAAGCACCGTTATTTTGTTTCCAATAATCAGCTTGTCACAAAGATTCGCTGCCTGTTTACCCAGTTCGCCGTCGGACCAACCGGGCTGCGGGCCATTCCTAATTCCAGCGACGAGAAGTGGAACGAGAGCCGCAATATCTCTTTTGAGAGCTGGGCCGAATCTCCCGACGTCGGTTCCCGGCTTTGCTTGCAGGAAATCACCATCCAATGGGCCGGATGCCTGTTTGATGACGGGGAATTCTTTGTCCTGAAAACCCAAGACGCCAAAGGCAAGCCCGCCATCCAGACGATTGAAGCCCATCGCTGCGTGACTCCGCCGACCATGAAGGACTACCGCGGCTTTGCCTTTGTAGATGGCATTGCGGTGGACGAAAACGGCAAGCCGCAATTCTATTGTTTTAAAACCAACGCCGTTGGGACCGACATTCCGACGTCGGACGAGTATAAGTTTTACCGAGCCAGCGAAGTCATCCACAAGTTTAAGCACCGTCGCGTTGGTCAGATACGCGGCATCCCTGAAGGCTATTCGTGCATGAATACTCTGCACGATTTTGATGATTTGCAGAAGCTGGAAATGCAATGCGCGAAAATTGCGTCCGAGATTGCCACGGTGGAAACCAATCCTGCGGGCGAACTGGACACGTCGCTCAATCGCCGGTCCCGCCTAAACATCACCACCCAGAACAGCGCCGGCCAAGGCATAGTCAAACAAGGATATGCCGATTACAATGTGGTGCTGGGCGGCAAAAAGATTGCGCTGAAGACCGGGGACAGCCTGAAAAACTTCATGGTGGACCGGCCGACCACCGTCCAGCAGCAATATTGGGACCTTTTAATCACTCAAATCTGTTGCGGTTACAACGTTCCGAAACTATTGGTGACGCCGGCCAGCCTACAAGGAACCGTTACGCGGGCCGATTTGGACGTTTCAGGCAATGCTTTTCGCGTCAATTTTGAAATCATTGCCTGCGTCCTGCGCGAGATTTACCAATGGCAGGGCGTCTGGGCTAACGATTTTGACCTATCTCAAGATGGTTCTACACCTGACGACCATTCAAACGTCATCATCCGGGCGCCGCGCTCACCAAACGTGGACGTGGGATACACCGCCCGCAATCTTGAGATTGAATTGAACCTTGGCGTAAAGACGTTGCAAGACGTGTATGCCGAAAAGCAACAGAACTGGCGCGAACAGTTGACGCAGATTGCCGAGACCCAGGCCTACGTCAAGATGTTGGCGAAGAAGTTTGACATCGACCCCGCTCAAATCACCGCGCTGGCCGCCGAACCCAAAGAGAGCGATTTGGTTTCTGCCGGTGAAGCCGAACCAAAGGAAGTGGCAGCATGAATTTAGAAATTAATACAGTCCAGGCATTGCAGGAGTCGGTGAAAGCGCATTGGACCGCAGTCCACTTTTACAAGTTAATTTCCGGGCAGTTTGGGCGCTGGGGATACCCGAAGCTGGCCGAGCATTTCAAAGCCGAAGCTGCCGATGAGCAGATGCACCTGGACAAGCTGATTGAACGGCTGGAACTGGCCGACGTGGCCCCGACTTGCGAGGGCGAGTCATTGGAACCCGCCCGCCATGATGTTCAGGCCATTCTCGCCCAGGCATTGGCGCTTGAAAACGGCTCGGCCGAGATTGAGCGGGCTGGAATCCAGACCGCCCGCGAAGCGATGGACGATGGAACGTCCCATCTGCTCCGTCATAATCTGGAAGGAAGCGAACAATCAATCCTAGAATTGGAAGCAGAGCTGCGCGTTCTGTCTGAGATTGGATTGCAAAACTATCTTGCGAACAAAGTATGAGCAAATTTACCCAGAACCTAAAGCGGGCCAAGTCGTTCAACGCGATTTGCCGCGCAAAAAAGCTGCCCGAAGCTACCGCAAAACAGCTTGGAGTTGAATCTATTGCTGGAGAAAATTCTTTGCGCGTTGAAAACATGGGCGAAGAGACGCATCTTTATCTTGCCGGCGCTGTCGGCGGTTCGTTTTACGATGAGGCGGGAATCACCGAAAAGGAAGTCCGCGGTGCGTTTAAGTCCATCCCTAAAGGAAAAAAAATCAATGTCCACATTAACTCGGAAGGCGGTTCGGTTCAAGAAGGACTTGGAATATACAACGCAATTAAAGAACGTGCAAAAGACGTTACCTGTTATGTGGACGGATACGCACTCTCAATTGCAAGTGTGTTTCCGCTCGCTGCCGGTAAGGTTGTCAGTCCGAAGTCTGCCATTTGGATGATTCACAATGCGTGGTCCTTCGCGCAAGGCAATTCCAAGGACATGATGGACCAAGCCAAAATGCTTGAAGAACATGATGCCATGCTGGCCGAGATTTATTGCGAACATACCGGCAAAAGCACCGAAGAAATTCGGACTGATATGGCTGCCGAAACTTGGATTCGCGGCAGCGCGGCCGTGGAATATGGTCTGGCGGATGAATCGGACGACACCGAAGAAGTCGAAGCAAGCTACGCCGCATTGCCGCAGGCGTGGCTGGACCGCTGCTCAAACATCCCGGCAAACATTTTGAACGCCTTGCGCGTTCCGTCGGCAGTAATCGCTAATAGGGAACACACCCAAAACAACGCGTCTGATGCGTCTGACGCACAAGCGAACACACCCGCTCCCGCAACAGCGGCTGCCGACGAAATTTCTCCCGACACTACGTCGGAAGAGCAACAGAAACAAACCGCTGCCGTCGAAATCGGCGGCACAGAAAACACAAACAACACCATGCCCACAGAAACCATTACGGCAGCGGCCCAACCGTCTGCCCTCGATGTGAGCGCCCTTCGTTCGGAAGTTGCCGCTCTCAAAAAAGAAAACATCACCAACCGCGTTCGCAGCTACGTTGCCGCGCAGAAAATCAGCAAAGAAGAGATTGGAATTTTTGTTGATGCCGCGATGAAAGACGAGTCTGGAACCTTTGCGGTTCTCGAAAGCAAGTCCGCTCCCGACCGCAGCGAGCCGTTGCCCAAGGGCGGATTTGAATTCGGTTCCGTTGAAGCTCCCCGCGGTTGGCAGGGCAAAGTGACCGAGAAGGTCGCTAACCTGCTCAACGAACACAAGACCCCGCAGGCCAAGTTCAACGCCTTGCAGTCTGATTACAATTACCTCCGCGCTGATGCTCTCCGTAAAGACGGCGGCGTTATGGCGGCCAACACCTACTCGGCCACGCTCACGACCAACTTCCTCATCCTTGGCGCGACCACCAAGCTGTCCCCGAAGTTCGCCGCGGTTAAAGCGTTTGCTCGCGACGTCTCGGTTGACCCCTACAAGCCCCTTGCCTCGGGCGTGATGAAGTTCACGACCTCCGCGCAGGATGGCTCCAACGTGCTGACGAACGCGACCAACTTTGCGCAGTCCACGCAGGTTGTCGCTCCCGTGACCATCACGGTCAGCCAATACACGGCGCCGGCCGCCATCACCAACAGCGACCTGAACAGCGGCATCCGTATGGCCGACGTTTCCTTCGCCACGTTGAACAGCCTTGGCAGCAAAATCACGCAGGTTGCAATGACGAACATTACCGCCGCCAACTACACCAATTCTACTGGTGGTCTGGCCGGTATTGACAAGGCCGCGAGCAACTTCGGCTTCGGTGACACCCAGACGCTCTGGGGCCAGCTGAAGAAAGCGAACAGCCGCAACTTGGTTCTGGATGGCGAATATGTGGCCAGCCTGACCAACGTGCCGACGTTCTTCCAGGTGGCCGCCGAAGGCACCGTCAAGGGCGCCCATTGGCAGAACATCTTCGGCTGGGACAACCTGTTCCTGAACACCGAGTTCAGCACGGCTGATTCCAACGTCCGCGGTTTTGCTTGCGACCCGCAGGCGCTCGGCGTCATCGCTGGTCTCCCGCTCATTGACCAGACGGCCATCCCCGGCGGAATCCTGTCGGTCAGCACCGGCGTCATCCCCGGCGTGGAACTGCCCATCGCGGCTTATATGTGGTTCGACCTCAATGCTCGGACCTATTATATGTCCTACGACATCATGTTTGGCGCTAACGTGCTGGACAACACCGCTCTGGCCATCGTCCGCGGCTAATTAACATCGTCGGGGAAGTGACTAACCCGACACAATTCTTAACTAATTAAATCCATGAAGAAATTACTCATTGCTTCCATTTTGTCGCTGGCCATTGTCGGCTATGCGGCTGAACCTAAATCGGGACCGCAGACATTGAGCCTGCCCGCGACCTTGACTGGCACGACCAATCTGGCGTCTCCGTTGCTGGTTGATGCGTCTGGTCAGCAGAACGTCCGCTTCCTGTTTGGCGTGTCGTCGGCTGATTCGGCCAGCACCACCAACGTGACGTTTAAAGCTGCGTATGGCGTGTCTGCCACCCAGCTGGACACCAACAACGCCATCACCCTGACGGCGAACATCAGCGGTTCAACAGTGTTTTATACGGCCACCAACGTCATTGCTTCTAATGGCGGATTGAAGCTGTATATCTACCAAGAAGCTGCCGGTGCAAATTCCCGTATCACCAACAACTACGCTGCGTGGTTGTTGAAGACCCAAGCGCCTTAATACACGCGACCACGATGGCCGCGCGGAGTTTTTTCATTTTCTCCGCGCGGCCTTTTCTAACATGAGCGAGATTCGCGACATCATCACCGACACTTTGCAGGACCGAGAAGTTACTTTCGGCGATGATTGCGTTGCGCTTCGCACGTCCACTTATTTTAAAGCTGAAGTTGAGCCGGTGGCCGACATGGAGTTAAATGTTACGCTCGGACGCGACCCTCGGGAATCGGTTATCTTCCACATTCGGGACCGCGTGGTTTCAGCTACTCTCAATTTGAACGACTTGGTGACGGCATTGGGCAACACATTCAGGATTTTGCGGCGCTCGGACAACCCTATCAGCACCCAAGTGGACTTTGGCGCGATGAAGATTACCAACAAAGATTCTATCTAAATGAAATTTTCCAAGTTTATCCTGGCGTTTGCCGCATCCATTTTAATCCTGTCCCAAGCTGGCGCGGCCACAATCGTCGGTAATTTAATGGACATTTACGGCGGCGGCATTGACCGCACCATTAAAATCAGCCCAAAGTCCACCCCGCAGGCGGTGATTTATAACGGAACCAATTACACCGTGATGGATTTGGCCAAAACTGTCAGCTCAACCAATTCAGTTTTTTCGGTGGTTTTATTGGGCGGGATTTACAACGTGGACTTCGGAACGGTTAATGGCGTGGCAACTCCGGTTACAAAGATTCTGGTTCCGCCTTACGACACCAACACCTACTCTTTCAATTTTGTTGCGAACCTTGCCACCAATCTTGGCACGTTTGTCTGGACCAATTCTTACGGCATTGCAGCTGGAACTAATATTGTCATTACGACGAACGGCGCGTTGCTTGTAATAAATGCGTCCGCACCTGCCGCGCCAGTCCCTACCAATTTTGCGTCTATTATTGTAACCAATGACATTAATCGCGGAACCAACGCAACTGGAACTGGCGCAACAGGAGGCAATGGGCTTGCTCTTTCAATTTCATCTGGTGGCAGTCCGTCATTAAGCCCCGGAACAGGTGGTAATGGCGGGACAGTTAGCATATCTGCTGGTCAAAACGGTAATGGAACGCTGGGTCATGGCGGAGTTGGCGGGACTGTGAGCATTGGTCAGGGTGGTTACGGCTCGTCGTTTCCCGGCACAGGAGGAACGGTTAGCATTGCCAATGGCGGTGGCGGTCAGTACGGAACTGGCACGGGAGGAACGGTAAACATCGCCACAAATGGTGGCAGTGTTTACGCTGGAATCCTAACTGCATTTGGCAATTTTACCACGTTTGGGAATGCCGACATTCAAGGCACTCTCTTTAACTCAACAGGAACGCTTAATATTAATCAAACAGGGAACAGTATTGATGGAGCCGGAATTAACATTCAGTCGGGCGGTGGAGATAACGCCGGTCCCAATAGCCCCGGCGGAACAGTCAGCATTGCAACTGGAACATCCTACGGAGCGCAAAACAACGCCGCCGATTTATCTATTCAAGCCGGAAATGGTTACGGCGACAGCAGCGACCCTGCTGTTTACGGACGCGGTTCGGATGTCAACATTGCCGCTGGAACAGGTTCTGGCGGATACCGGGATGGCAAAATTAATCTGAATGGAACCGTCACCGTCCTTGGCTCAATATCCGGCAATGGTTCTGGCCTGACAAACCTTGTAACGCCAACCAACTTTGCGTCCATAACCGTGACCAATTCGGCCACAATGTTAAGCAACGTCTTCATTGCCGATAATCTTTACGTCACCAACCACGCCTACGATGTATCGACCAGCCGACTCGACCCGCTTGCAAATGAGTTTGTAACCGCTGAATACGTACAATCTGTAATGGCGGCTAACTTTGATTTGTATTTCTCGACCAATTCTTCGGGCATTTCAATAACCAATGTCGGCACTCCCTCAACGATGGTGGTGGCGAATTCAGTAAACTCCCAGACCAACACTATCTCATCGTTCACAAACGGGACGTATTTTACGGCTCGGCTCCAGACCAATTCCATCTCCTACATCCAGTCCGTTCCGATTAACCTTTATACCTACGTCCAGATAACTGGCGGCGGTTCTGTTACGGCGCATCCTGAAATGTGGTTATATAATACTAACGGAACAATCGTGCAACTTGGATATTCTTCGGACAATACTTACAGCTCGTCCATTTCCGTTCCCGTCAACTTGGCAATTGCCATGACCAATACGGATTATCTAAATGTGAATTTGACCAATAGTCCGCAGTTGCTTTTGCGCTGGTATGTCACCTCAAAATCTGGCAATCCGACTTGGCGTTTCTTGATTGGCAATGGCAACGTCACGCACATAACTGTTGGAACTATTCCGTCAGCAAATCAAAACTATGTTGGCACATTTACCGGAAACGGGACTGGCCTAACTAACATCCCTTCGACTGGAATAACGGGCCTCGGAACGGCGGCTTATTCTAATTCAACCGCATTTGCCCCGTCCACAGTGACCAACCTCACATCGGGCCAGCTTGCCACCATCGCAGCAGCCGTCACCAATAACGCCAGCCCGACCCTCACAGGCCTTTCCGTCGGCGCACAGACCGCGCTGGACGTAAATGGTAATGGCAAGGTGGGCGGCGTGGGCCTGACCAATGGCGTTCTGACGGGCAATGGAAGCGGATTGACAAATATCAAATCATCTGCCGTGGTTGCGACTAACATCATTACTTATATTGGAGCAGAACAGTTTGCGGATGGCTGGAACTCATATTATCTCGTCCAAGCGGCTTCCTATCCTGCGTATTTTACAAATTCATCTCTTAACGAATATGCTTTTGCACTTAATTCAGCTTATACTGGATTTGGTTTAAGAATAAGTCCACAAATGACTTATGGATATACAAATCTAAATATTACAGTTTATTTTGTTGCATCGAAAACAACGGTAAAAGGCAACTTTGATGTTTATATGAGGTATCAAGATTTAAATTCTTTTTTTGGAGCTACTCCTTATGTTGCTCTTAATGTTGGAACTTTTACAAATGGTATCAATCCAAGAACCTGTACATTTTCAATTAATCCAAATACGACAGCTTGGTATGGGCAATTAAATATTGCAACCGGCTCTGGAATTTTAACAAACCAAATTCACTGCATGGGCGTTAAACTAGAAGCCTACTAATTTTATGAAACACTCTATCCTCCTCCTCCTTGCCCTCGCTCTAACCCTCCGCGCCCAAGACGCGCCGACCGAGCCTGTTGCCGAACCGACTGCGCCCATCGCCGAGCCAGCCGCGCCCGTTGTTGATTCAGCGCCAGCCGAGCCAGCCGAGCCGCAACCGCTCCCGTCCATCACCGTGACCACCCAGACCGTGACCACAGTTGACCCCATCACGCTCTCGCCCGAACAGATGGCGGGCATCATCGCTGCGGTGCAGGCGGGAGGCGTTACGGCTAGTGTGCCCATCACCACCGCCAACCTGTCCTCCGTGTACCTCTACGAGCAGGACGGCAAGTTCATCGTGGCCATAAAATTGAAATAGGCATGGACGACATTATCAAACATACGGCCGGGACCGCCGCATCAGGCGTTGGGTTTCTCGGGTCGGTTACGCTTCATGCCAGCAATGAATGGATTTCGTTTGCTTGCGGAATTGCCGGTTTCTGCGCGGCTTGCATGACCGTGGCTAGCATCATTAAAAAGTGGAATAAATAGCCTATGGACACATTGCTTAACATCGTCCCCGACAAATACAAACCCGTCCTGCTGGTCCTTATTTCGGTCAGCCCGATGATTACCAGGGCGATTTACGCGCTGATGAATGGGCGCGGTATCAAAGGCACGTTGTCGGCTATTTGGTTCGGAACCAATCAACCCAAATGAGGATGCCACTTAAAACGCTTCTGATAGCCCTTGGAGCCTGTTTGGTACTGGTGGGCTGCCATTACACCCCGCAGCGCATCGCCTACGTCAGCGCCAGCACCACGGCGGTCAGCGTTGAGACGGCCATTGTGGCCTATAACGAGTTTGCCAAGGCCGGCAAAACCACCGTGGCCCAGAACCTAGCGGTCCGGGATGCGTATGGCAAATACCAGCTCGCCGCGGCCGTTGTCTGCGATGCCGGGGCCGTGTATGCCGAGACCGGCGGGACCAATCACGTTTATGCTGCCGCGTTTCAAACGGCCACGATGAACATGAGCCAGACGGTTCTGGACGTGCTAAACCTGATTCGCTCATTTGGCGTTAAAATATGAACCCAGCCACCATCGCTTTGATTATCGGACTTGTGGAACAGGCAATCCGCCTGCGTCCGATTCTGGCCGAAGAGCTGAACGCCATCTTTACCAAGCCCGACCCAAACCCGTCGGACTGGTATGATTTGAAAGTAAAAGTTTTAAGCGACTCGTTTGAACGTCTTGCGCCCGATGCCAAGTTGAAATGAATTTAACCGTTCAGACTGACCTGCGCGGATTGAATGAATTCCAATCCCAATTATTCGGCGCCTTGCTTGGACAGGGTAAAGCCGGGGATGGCGACGCGCAGCGATTTCTAAAGATTGAAACCGGCCAACTGGCAAAAGAGATTGCCACCCAACTTGGTCCAAAAAGTCTTGGCAAGGCCGAGTCTAAAATTAAATCAGAAGCAAATCAGACGTTCTTTTCAATTCAGCCAGAAGTTGGAGTCTTTACTGGCAGCAGGGCGGGAACCGGCGATATCAAATGGCTTTTTGCTTACAAACACAAAGGCGGCAGCGCACTTGTCGGCGATGACCCTGAAGACTTCATGCCCGGATTGGACATTGCAGCAGGCAAAGAAATAATGCGGCGCTCAAATAAGAAGCGCGATGCCTGGCGTTTAATTGGAACCCGCGGCAAAGGAACAAATCAGCAAAGCATTTACAAAATTGAGAGAGTTATCACCAAGTCTTCGGTGGTTCTGGGCGTTGTTAAATCAATCAAACAAAAAGCTGGCGAGTTAAAAGCATCATTTGGATACACGGCCAGCGAATTGGGAAGCTGGAATTCGGTCCCGTCTTGGGTTTCGCGCCATTTCAGCGGACTTGTTAGCGGCAAAGCAATCTTGAATCGTTCGCAAGAGCATAGCGTTTCAAATCCCTTTATTGAATTTGGCTCACGCGCACCCGGCGTTGTCTCAAATCAAAGGATAAATTCAGCCATCATTCGCGCCTATCAAGCGCGATGCAGGATATCCATTGCCAAACTTAAAAAAATCATGGCAGGCCATACATACGACTGGAACACCGGCCGCGTATTTAAGCCGCAAAGCATCCCTACAACCTAAATGATTTCACCCGCATCATACGCCAGTCTTTACGATTTCAGCCTTGTGGAAAAGGCCATCCAGTCGTACTTCGTCGGGACTGGATTATTCACGCTGCCGCCTGACGAGAACGACGACACGAAGGAGAACTGGGTCCCGGACGCGACCAAACCGGCAATGCTGACCGCCTTTGATGCGGCGGTATTCCAAAAAGCCATTCCGCGCGTGGCTTGTTATCTGTCCGGCATTAGCCCGGCCACCACCGTGCCGCATGGGATTGTGGATGGAAACGGGGCGCTTCGGAACAATATGTGGAAGGCCAATTTGATGCTGGAAGTTATCACCGAACCAAACTACACCGCACACGTTGCCCTGCGCTCAACCGTAACGGCCCTGGGCGAGATGATTGTCCCGATGCTGGCCAACCCGGCACAGGCCATCGGCGCGAATCAATACAGCGCACTTTACCAACTGGCGTATTGCGTGGCCAATAACCACTCAACCCAAATCAATGCGGCGGAAGGATTTTACGGTAGCCAATTAAGCTACGTTCTCACTTTCGGTGTCCACGAACAGTCAATCGCGGCCATCGGATAACAACACGACAATTCAACACCCTAACACCCTATGCCTACTTATACAGCACCAGACGGAACGCCCTACACAAGTTCAGCGGTTCCGATTAACACCAGAACAATTACGATTTACCGCGGCGACGGCAGCACAGCTGGCGGCGGAGCTTCTCCGACCAGCCTCGGAACGTATCTCGTAGAAAATTTCACCATCGGCGCACCCGGCAAAGTCGTCCGCCGCATAGGGACGTCCGGCGAAGATACCGACATGGCCATTGTCCGCTCCGCCCGCACCGTGTCTGGAAAACTTCAAGTGAAATCAGCCCTCGGTCAGGCCACTCCGATTCCCGGCGATTATTTTAATGAAGCCGTGGACGTGGTTATCACCACTCTGGCCGCGGCTGGCACGAACCGCTTTATCATCTCGGACATTTCCAAAGATGAGACGGCCGGTTCGCCTTGGGCTTACAGCATCACTTGCACGGAAGACATTGAAAACAGCGCCCGTTACACCGTGTAATTGTGCCTGTCGTTGAATTCAATCGTGATTGTCCCGGATATCTGGAAGCGGCGTTGCGTGAAGACTTAATTCGCGCAACGCCCTTCCTTGGGATTGAGGAAAGAATTAACGGATTGCCGGTAATGCCATTAACTTTGCGGATGGTTCAATGGCTTGGAATGGTTAGAAGCCCGTTTTTATCAAAACTTCCTGCCGATGTTTTGATTACAAAGCCAGATATTGCGGCCGATATAATGATGTTTTTTTGGATTGTTTCGCCATCGTTTAAAATTGGAAACGAAAGAGCAAAGAAGAGATTTTACAAGACCCACGGTCAAATCCTCAAATGCAATGCACAGAAAACGGTGCAAGAAATAATTGAATACATCGAAGAAGCGTTCTTAGATTCAAGCGAAAACATTAAAGAAGGCGACCAGAAAAACTATTACTCAACCGCGGCGTCCATTGTTGGGTTCTTTCATCGCGGTTACGGTTTGGAAATTGACGTGTGGGAGAATTCAATCTGGCGCAATTTGATTAGAAAACTTACTGGCAGGCCAAACGCAATGGACGTTCCATTGAAAATTGCTTTTCAATTAATCCGAGCGCATCAAAAACACGAGCATCCAGAAATGACTTTTCACAATAAATTAAGCCAGCCCAAGATTGATGCGTGGCTTGGCGAATTAAACAAAGCTGCATAATATGGCAACAAGCACAGAAGAAATTTTATTGCGGCTGGGGATGAGCGCGGACGGCATTAAGACCGGGATGGCTCAGGCTAATGCGTCCGTGAAGTCTGGATTGGACAACATGAAAACCATGTTTGTCCAGGCGTTTTCTGGCGTTGCTATCTTGGGAGCAATGAACAAGGTTCTGAATAAGTTTGATGAAATCCAAGACCGCGCAGACAACCTTGGAGTTGGAACGGATTTCTTACAGGGGATGCAGCAGGTGGCCAAGCGCGATGCTGTCGGCGGGCAGGAGACGTTCAATCGCGGGATTGGAGAGCTGGCGGTGCGGCTTGGTTCGGCAAAAGATGGAAGCGAAACAGCAATTAAAGCATTTCAAAAGTTTGGCATTACATTGTCGGACATTTCTAAATTAGACGTGGAAGGAATGTTTTATTTAATTGCGGATAGAATTAAAGCAATCCCGGACCCAGCGCAGCGGGCCGCGGCAGCTTTTGAACTGCTTGGCAAATCTGGCAAAAACCTGACCGGCGTTTTGTCGGGTGGAGCAGCGCAATTAAAGAACATGGTGGACCAAGCCGATAAACTGGCGGCTGCGGATGTCAAAAGATTGGCGGATGCAAAAGACCAAATTGAAGATTACAATAATACCCTAACCATTTGGGGCGGAAAATTATTGGGATGGACAGCATCGGCAGCAGAATATTACGGTGAAAATTTGGATGATTTACAAGCGCAACAAGCCGCAAATACAGAAAAAAACTTACAAGCAATTCAAAAAGTAAAAAAAGCCGAACAAGATGCGGCAGACGCAAAATTTGCAACATTGGACGCAGCGTTTCAGGTGCAAATGAAAACGCAGGCCGCAGCGGCAAAATCAGCGCAGTTAATCAAAGAGCAATTATCAACAGCAATTGGAAAACGCGACGATATTAAAAACAAGATTGGAGCAATTAACTTTGAATCGGTCAGCGTTGAAGATTTAGCAGGCAAACAATTTGCAAAAGAACGGTCTGCAATGTATGGAGAAGGCGGGCAATTTGATTTAACAAAAGGAACCGGCAAAGCTGGTGCAGCGGCAAGGGAATTCTTAGCGGCTAAATACGCTCAACAATATTCTAGAGTTTATGGCACAACCGCCCAAGCCGAAGCCGCACAGAACCGAATGAATGCGGCAGAAAAAACAATGGAAAAACTTGGCGTAAAATTGCCGGGACAGGACATTGAATCAATGAAAATTTCATTGGATGCAGCGCAAAAAGATATTCAAAAACTTTTAGCAACAGCAATCGGTTCGGGCATCAAAATATCCGACGCAAAATAATATGCCAACTTTTACCGCACCAAACGCCCTGCCCTATCGCAGCGCCGTCCAGACCAATGCCCGCCCAGCCGGGCCGGCAACGCGCCGTTACCCGCTGCCCGAGTCCTGCCCAATTCAGTTTGAGGCTTACGCATTTGACCAAGAGTTTGAGATGGTCTTGTCCAGCTTCCCGCCAGCTGCAAAGAACACGCAGTCCAATGCGTCCAGCGGCGCCACGTTTGGACTAGCCGATGCCAATGCCATCCTGACCAGACTTTCCCAGCCATCGGCCACGATGGCCGGGATGGGAAAATTCACCGGCAGCTTTGCTCGGGTTCCAGCCAGTTGGGATGACTTTCAAACTCAATCGGTGACATTCCCGGGCATCCGCGATACGAATTACAATGGCGGCGTCCGCGACCCCAAACCCGTGAATTGCACGGTCCGGCTGCGGTATGATTACTTCGTGGTTGACCCTGCTGGCGTCCTAACGGGCGCGGGCGTTTTGGACTCGGGCGGCTCGGCCATTACTTTGGTTACCAGCAAGGCGAAGATTCCAACCTTGTCCAGGCATCGCTGGCAATTCCTGTTTTCAGGTTCAACCCTTTCAACTTCAGAAGTCACCGGCCTAGTCAAATCTGGAGGAACCGGCGGCTGGCTGGAGACGGTCCCGAACACCGCAAACTATCAAACTTGGATTTCAAATGCCTCGGCCTATGTCAGCGGCAGCAGCGAATGGACAAGCTCGGCGCCATCGGTCTGGGACGGCACAACCAATGGCAGCACCTACGGCCAATACCGCATCACCGACTCCCGTTTGCAGGATTACGAAGGCAACATTGTCTGCCGAATCTCCGAATACGTTCTGGCTCAATAAGGTTTATGGCCCAAAAAACCCAAAATTTAAAAGGCCAAAAGTTTGCGGTTCCAACCAATCCGGGGATTTACATCGGCAAGGACTGGCGCGGAAAGGTGGTTGATTTGCTGAATTGTTTTTACAATCCGAAGATTCAGATTAAGACAATCAACAGCGCCGACAATCAAACCATCCTGACCGATTCGGACGTTCAAATGGGACCACTGGGCTGGGTGGCGACGATTGACCTGACCAATGCCGGTGTTGGCAATGGCGCGACAAGTGGCGGCGGATACATGGGCAATTATTCCAATGCATCATCCTACACCACAGGCCAGACAGTCCGAGTCCTTACCGCCACCACCATCTCGGGCGTATCCGTCGCAGCAGGTTATTACGGAGTCCCGCCAGGCATTACGGTCCCAGCCAGCGGCACGGGGAACCAGATTCCGCAATACCCAGAGCCGACCAGCGGCACGGTCTATTGGCATTTGATTGTTCAATATTGTTAATCATGGGATGCAACTGCAAAACGCCAAGCGTGGTGACGATGGCAGCAAACGCAGCCGCCGCGGTTTACCGCATCGCAGCAGCAACCGCACAAAATAAAGCCATCAAAGTCGAATCCGAAACTCTTAAAGCCCGAATGGCAATCTGTTTGCAATGTGAATTTATGACCGTCTCGGCTAATGGACTCGCGCATCGTTGCAATCAATGCGGCTGCTGGCTGGACGG